ACCGTATCCGTAGGCTCGGGGGTCTCTTCAGCAAGCGCTTCCACTTGTTCGGTTTGCTCCTCGTCGACAGGAGATTCCGCTTCCGTTTCTGTCAGCTTGCTGAGCATTTCTCGTGCTTCAGCTTCTAAACGCTCAGGGTCATTTCTACTAGCCATATATTTTTCCTCGGGTCCACAAAGGGATGTCCGTTAAGTAATTGCGGATGTCCGGTTAGGGGTCCGCTCTCGGTCTAGTACCGCTTTCGCGGTATCTTCAAGTTCAAGCATGAAGCGCAACTCAGTTACGCGGCCTTGCTCAAACCTAAAATTCTTTTCGTCTGATTGCTCTAGCCGGTCTCTAGCGTCAGCCAATCGGGACGCCAGCAGGTCCGATATCAGGGACCATGCCGGGCTGAGCCGGAGCTCCATCCCCGCTCGGGCCTGCTCCGGCGAGCATTTGATTTTGGAGTGCTTGTTCAGCTTGCAACCTCTCTTCAGACTTAATAATTTCGTCAGGATCGATATCCATCGATTGCGCGATATCACGCAACAACCGTGGTCGATCTACTAATGCCAAGTCCGTGGGATTGGAGACAAGCGACAAGAACTGAAGGAGTCGCTGACTCTGCACTTCTTTTTGTACAAGGGCAGTGCTACCCCTTGGTACGACCTTGAGGTCGCCTTTTGCTTTCTCGTTAGTGCCAAATTCCATGTTGTAATGAAACAACGCCTGAACCATAGGCTCTAACAAGAAGTCATCGATGTTCTTAATGGTGCTCTTCAGTGCGATATTCGCAGCACCCATCAACATCGACATACCAGTTGCGGTTTTGTTCAAACTACGCGACTGCTCGCCGTGAGTATACGACGGCAGACTAGTGGTTTCATCCGCAAATCTTCTGAACAATTCAACGATTTGGTTCAAGCCGTTAGCGTTAGCGACAGGCTGATACCAGCGTACTGCTGGCATAGATCCGTCGCCGCCTTCGCGCAACCAAACGCGCCAAGGATGAATGTCGGTTGGGTCTTCACCAGCCGCCAGAAGGTCTGTGTTGACCTCCATCATAGGACCGCTAGACAGGGCTAGGTTGTCTAACCAGATACGAGTAGCCGCGTTCATGGTCGTCTGAGAGTCACGCATCATGCGAGGTACGCCAGTACCCCAGAACTGATGAGGTGATCGCTCATAAGGGAAGATCTGGTACGGGATCTTGTAACCCGCAACAGGATTCAACATAACCTTTAAGACGCTGGTGCCGCATATCCAAACGCAAGCGCTATAAGTGTCACTGAGATCAGCGTCTTCAGGCAGCTCGATGTTGTGATCTTTGAGGTCGTATCCATCGATGGTTCCCCAGTACTCTAATACTTGGAAGCGGTGGCTCTCTGCGTGATCATGAATACCAGCGATTCGGCGGCGATCACGCTCGTGCTCTTCCTCAACGTGGTTACCTTTACGATTGGTCTTGAGAAGATACTTGATCTCTTCTGCATCAAACCCTGGTAGGTCTGACAGGTCTCTGAATTGCTTGCGCGTCAAAACGTGACGGCGGAACAATCCTTCGCAGTCGTCCAAAGTCGTGCAGTAAGGGTCTGGATATAGATCGAAGATAGAGACTGACTCCACCTCTGGCATCGGCTTCTCAATCTGAGCCAGAGCAAAGCCCTGCTGACCTGTCTGCGGGTCAATCACTTGAGAGTAAGACTGAGTCCTATCGATCTTAACCGTACCGGCTTTAACCGCCCCAGATCCAAAGATGCATGCTTCAAGGATACTTTCCTTGAGCTTCATCTCTGCGTTGTTCTCGATGAGCTGATCCTCTATCTCCAGAGTCATAGCCTCGGCAGCTTTCTCCGCGATATCTTTCTCTGCCCCAACAAACTCGTCTTCCAGCTCCATCATCCGGGCAGCAATCAGATCCTGATTCATCGCAGGGTCCATGCCGCCCGACGCAGCGACAACTTGCTGCATAGCCATCTCGCGCATCTGCATGGCTTTGATTGGGCTGATCGAAGGAACGGGGGTTGGATGTATGGCGAAATACAAATCGCCGTACTGGAATAACAGGTCGATGATCCGGCTGTACGCCGCCATAACCTTTGTTCTGGTCAGACCAACGAAAACTTTTGATCGAGCGCCGCTCTCATTCAAACGCGCTAGAACGTCCGGCTCATACTGACCCTGATACTGACGGAGATCTTNNCGCGAAGGTCTTTCAGCCACTCGTTTTCAGTTTCTTTGCGAGCGTCTTTGTATTCTTGAAACACGTCAGAAAGCCTAGCGCCCAAACTGACCAGCTCTTGGTCTTGGTTGCCATCGTATTCTGCGTCGTCTTCAGGAACGTCTAACTCGTACTCAGCCATCAATAACCCGCCACAGAGTCAACCGACTCATATCGTCGTTGTATGATTCTTGCCCTTGGTCTGGGCATTGAAGCGAGTCCGTGCAGGGCTATAGCATAAGCCATAACCCGATCATCATAACACCCCTGCTGAGAATTAAAACTCCCTTTCTCATCAATGACATACGTCCGTAATTCGTTCACCAGCTCGATGTCCGCGATGCCGGATTCTTCCTGTCTGAGGAGCGCAGCCATGTTGTCCACGATCAGCGGTTTAGTCTTGCTCGTGGTGAGAAAACCACCCCGTTTTGTGAGCTTATCCCCATAGGCTCCATCGACGGATGACTCGATGAACATGTTGGGGTAGTTGATCTCTTGCAACCGACGCAAGGTAGTCAGACCGTGGTTGTTCCGCTCCACGATCACATACGCATTGTTGTAGCGCTGACCGAGCTGAGATATGAGATTACCCCACTCCCAAGGGTCCACATGACCGTGCCAACAGGCAACCTGCCTGCCATAGGAATCCAAGACCTGAGCCACGCTGTAGTCCCCGTATGACAGACCCTCAGCAACGTCCACGCCTATGACGTAGGCGTCCTCCTGTACAGGCGGAAACCACTCTTTGTATGGACCGCTGGAACGCNNCTGGAATGGGCTTGCAGCGCACCATTGCGATAGTCACCACGGAAGTCCGGGGTGTAGCACTCGTCTTCCGCTGCACGAAGGCACTTGTCCTCAACGAAGCAGCGACCAGAGGTCAGGAAAGACTCTAACGGCGTCGAGGGATACTCCTGCCGAAACAGATCAGTACTACCCAGCTCGTCTAATTTTGCGCGGCGGAAACACAACTGCTCATCACTCAGCCCATACTGCTGCGCCAGCTTGTACTCTTCCGGCGTTGCCTCGAAGTACGGACTAGGCTTGCGAATGTACTCCGGCATCCAGAACCACGGGATGAAGCAAACCTGCCACTCAGTCTCTCCACGCAGACTCTTCATCGTCTGATCGTAGAACCAACCACCAGCTCCATTCGCCGTGGTCTCTAGGATCACCTCGCTGTCCTTACCGCCAACCGTTTGGAGCAGACCAGCAACAATGTCATTACCTTGGGGATAAAAAGCCACCTCAGAGCCATGCACAAAGCGGTTTGTTTGCCCTCGTCCAGTCTGTGTGGATCGGGCTGTACCTACACGGTATCGGCTGTTGATCTCGTCAAAGACGAGCGTTGTGGCGGTCTGAGTGGACAACGGCGGCTTAAACGCAGGGTGCGGAATGTTGTCGTAGAAATAACGAACCATGTTGAAGATCGAGTTCGTTGATTCAGCTAGGTGAGACAGTACGAAAGCGTTGGCGTTACGGTTCTGGGTAATCTTCCAGAAGTACCTACCCTCTACATAGGTCGAGATGCCGACCTGTCTAGCCTTGAGGACCAAAGCGCGGATATTGCCCTGCCTCTGCATCTGCTCTTCGAGACGGTTGTGCAGCCACATCTGCCCCTGATTCAAGACAAAAGGCTTAGCCACCCCTTCCTTAGTGACGATCTTGAGTACGTTCTTGGCGTACAAGGGGAAGTTACCTTTAAGCTTCTTGGCGGCTTCTTCGATCTTCGTCATAGTTAGCAACTGCTTTGCACCACCAAACAAACATGGGCAGCGACATATTGTTCTTCATTACGTTGGCTCTGTTACACACCAGAACCACATTGTCCTTCTCGTATCCAAGATCCGAATCCAAGCGATCAATGCTGAGGTCGTAGTCAACATGATCACCGGTACGAGTAAACGGTAGACCTGTCACCGCGCACTTATGCTCTTGAGCGATCAACAGATCCAGAATGAACTCCTTATCGATATCGAAGGACGTGCCATTCTTCTTCGCACGGGTCTTTGCGATCCGTATTCGACTACCGATATAAGCCTCGTAGTTATCTCTCCACTTGGTCTTGTCCCGGATGTGCTTGCATTGGTTGCAAATGAGCCGGTGTTGACGGGCTATTCCAACGCCGCATATGCGGCATTTTTTACCTTCAGCGTCCATTCACCGCCCTCTGTTACTTCCTCAAAGAGATTCACGGCTTTGCGGCTGTTAGCCACAGCGATGGTGTCACCCATCAGATCTGTGCCCAACGCGATACAACCCTGAAGCTGGTACGCAAAATTGGCGCTATGAATGAGGATGTGAGTACGATCCGGGACATCCTCGAGCTGCCAAGTTGGTCCAAACTTCGGGGACTCTCGCCACTTGAGCTTGTACTCACCTTCGGGAATGCACGAGATGTTTGGCTTGTTGTCTAGCCACGGACGCTCTACCGACCAAAACTCTATGTCTGAGAACTTGATGATTCCCAGAGTTGCGTCAGGGTGATACGCCCAACGCTCCAATACGATCTCACCCACGCTTCGCCTCCTTCNNCTTCCCGAAGATACGGTCATAGTTGTCACCAAACTTCTTATGATCCGTTGGGCGACGGAGGTCACCCTTGCCATACATAGTCTCGCGGTGATCGCAGCTCTTCTTCTTCACTTCCTGTAACTACCTGATTTCTTTGAACATTTCTTAGCTTTCTTGCACTTAGCTTTGCTTTTGCATGATGCACACGGCTTAAACATAGGGGCTCCTTACCACTTAGTTTTATGCGACCAGTATCGAGCAGAGAGAATGTCTGGCTTAGAATCCTGGGCATTGTGTCTGGCGTAATAACTCTTCTTTCGGGCTTTATCCTTGGCGGTCTTGGGGTTCTTC